AGCGCGTTGATATGGAAGCCGATCGCCTTCGCCTTCGGACGCTCGTGGATCCAGCGACCGCGCGGGAGCATCGAGGACTTGTGATGCTCGAGGATGGGCTTCGCGCACGCCTCGCACTGGTAGTGGATCGACGCGAAGTCGATCGTCTTGTCGGGATGCTTCCCCCACCTGAGGTTCGGCCAGCGGAGCGTCTGCTCGTGCTGACAGTGGGGGCACGGAACGTGGAACCTCCCCTTGGTCGAGAGGTCGTAGGCGGCCTCGATCTTGGACGCGCCGCGGATCGTCGGCGACGACCCCTTGAAGATCTTCCGCCGGGAGAAGGTCGCGGTTCTCTTCTCGGCCAGCTTGATGGGACACCCTTCGCCGTCGACGTCGTCGGGGTAGCGGTCGATCTCGTCGAGGAATAGGAGCTTGATCGGCTTCGACGCGAGCGACGCGGAGGAGTTGGCGCCGGCGATGTTGAGCATCCCGCCCGGGAAGTATTTCTGGCGGATCGTGTTCGAGGCATCGCGACTCTTGGCGGGCGCCATCTTGTCGGTCAGGCACGGCGAGTCCCGGAACATCGGCGCGAGGCGCTGCTTGGAATAGTCCTCGGCCATCTCGATCGTCGGCTGGACCATCATCATGGGGCCGGGAGCGCGGTCGATGACGTAGCCGATCCAGTTGTTCCCGGCCTCCGAGAAGCCGATCTGTGCGCACTTGATCACGACGATCTCGGACCAGGGCGAGCTCGGCGAGAGCGCGTCCATGATGTCCCGCATGTAGGGGGTCCGGTCGGTCCGGTAGCGGCCCGACTCGGCCGACCCCTCGGCCGACAGGTAGCGGAACTGGTCGGCCCACTCCGAGACGCTCATGGGCGTGTCCGGGCGGAGGCCCGCGGCGAAGGACTCCCGATAGACGGCGGCCCCGTTCACGATGCTTCCCCCTCCTCGGTCGCCGCCGCGGGCGGCGGCAGGCGGTCGAGCGCCTGGAGCGCCAGGGCGAGCTCGGCCGTTAGGACCGCATGGATACGGTTCGCATCGGTCTCGGCCGCGAGCTGGGGGGCGATCCGGTCGGGGACGCCGAGGACCGCGGCGCGAAGCGCGCGGCCGTCCTCGAACGCCTGCCGCTCGACGTCGGCGGCCTGGACGAGCTCCCCCATCCGGACCAGGTAGGACGCCTCCTCCTGGAGCGCCTTGAAGTGCTCGCGCTTCGCCCGGGCGATCCCGTAGGCGAGCTGATGATTGGTCCTCGTCTCGGGGTCGGCGTCGGCCGCCATCGCCTTCGAGGGGTCGGTGCATTGGTCCCAGGCGAGGTCGGCGGCCTCGAGGTCGAGGTAGCGCCTGCCCGTTTCGGGGTCAGTTAAGGGCTTAAGCGTCCCGTCTTTGACGCGCTGAGACACGCGCGCGGCGCTAACCCCGCGATGCTCGGCAAACTCTTTGAACGAGACTCGCTTGCCCAGTGCATAGCCCTACTTTAGTTAAGTCATTTCCGATGCATAGAACTGGAGGATTTATGCGCCTCTTGCACCCGTGCAAGCCCCCCCGGGTTTCCAAGGACCCAAAGGGGGTCCGCCCGATCATGACCCCTGCGCCTTCGAGCGTTGGTAGGCGAGCTCGCTCCGGAAGTTCTTGGCGAACGTCTCCCGCGTGAACCTGAGGATTGCCGTCATCACCGAAGTCGAGCGCACTACCTGCGCCACGCTCGGCCCATACAGCTCCTTGATTGGCAGCCGGTCCGGTCCCCTGCGCTTGAACACGCCGACGTGGCCAGCGCCGACCGTCGCGACGAACGCGCCGACGACCGGCTTGCGCGCGTCCTTGACCTTGACCGTCACGCCGACGCGCTTCCCCTTGGGCGTGGCCACGGTCTTCGGCTTCGCGCCATAGGCCGCCAGTGGAACAGGGACATCCTTCACCTTGATCTCGGCCCGCTGGCTCAGGAGATCCGTCCCTCCCTTGGCGCGGATGATCGTCACCGTGTCCTTGACGGCGCTCGCCTTGAGCGAGGGGATCGAGGCGCGGACCGTGCGCGAGATCTCGGCTCGGGTCGACGTGGCCGTGCGGTTCAGGGCGCGCGCTGCCGCTGCCTTGACCGCCTTCATGGTGAGGTCCGTCCACTTCTGCAGGTCGGCGATGGGATCGCTCATGCGAGGCGCCCCCTCGAGAGGTGATGGCTGATATCGACGAGCGCCAGCACGCCGACGCAGAGGAGACCGAGAGGGCTGTCCTGAAAGAACGCGACCACGGCGCCGACGCTGAGGAGCAGGTGCCGCAGTGCCATGGCGATGCGCCGGGTAGGGTCGGTCCTCACGGTGCGGCCTCCATGCCGACGCCCGTCGCGCGCCGCGCGACCGCGTCGCACTCGTGACACCGCTCGGAGTACGGCACGCCATGACCGCAGGCGACGCGCTTGCCGTTGCCGCCGATGCGCGGGCCGAACCCTTCGAGGTCGAGGGTCGACTGATTCGTCTGCCACGCCTCGCGGACGCCGGCGCAGAGCTCCAGGCCGAAGCCGCGCCACGGCTCGCGAGCCTCGGCGAACATCTCCTCGAGACGCCTGAGACGCGCGGGCGTGAGCGGCCAGTCCTTCACGCGCTACGCCTCCCGTCGAGCCGATCCCAGTAGCCCGTCACGACGGCTTTGATCCGGTCGCGCGTGCGGAGATAGGGGCCGTTATGCCCCTTCTTCCAGCGATAGACCGTCGTCCGGTCGACGCCCGCGTCGCGCGCGATGCGCGAGACCGGCACGCCCAAGTCCTTCGCCTGGCGCTCGAGCCAGGTGCCGAAGTTCTCGGGGTCTGCGGTCTGAGAAGGGGAAGAGGCGGATCCGTCAAATGCCAGCGCTGGCGCAGTCGCGTCGATGGGCGGCCTCGTCGTCATTGGTTTGATCCCCGCTATGAGGGTATCGGGAGGGAACCCTTTGTCGAGGACGAAATGTGCAAATAGGAGACACGCGTCTCCTTTCGGTCTCAGCGTCTCCGCTCGCTCGGACCGGTGCGGAAGTAGCGGACGAGCCAGTCGACGTTGGTCTTCGTCTCCTTCACGTCGCCCTTGATGCCCTCGATGTCGCCTTCGATCTTGGAGACGCGGCGGTCGAGCTGCTGCTTCTGGAACTCGACGATCGCGTCCTTGATCCCGAGGTCCGCGACCTCGAGCGCGACAATCCGGCGGGCGTGCTCGTCGCTCGTCGCCTCCGCCTTTGCCATCCGCCAGATGAAGCCCGAGGTCGGCCCACCGATCGCGACGAGGAGTCCTGCCGCGATCTTGGTCCGACTGTTGAGCGTCATGTGGGGGGCCTCCGCATAGCGAAAGGCCGGGCGGTCTGAGACGGCTTCCCCCCGGTAGCCCCTCTCTCGCTCGGCCGCGCCCTGCAAACGTTCGTGTGGGAGTGCTCTATCAAGCGTAAAAGGACGCGCGAACCTGTGCAAACTTGCATCATGAGCCGGGACGCGCTGGGATCCACTGGGAAACGAATGCGCGTCTGGCGTGATTTCTGGCGTGATCGGTCGGGATCCAGGGGGATCCATCGGGATGCGGCGGGAATGGCGTCCGCCAGTTTCAGCCTGTCTTTACCGTATATTCCTGTGATTTCGCTTCTGGTCGCCGAACCCCTCAGAGATCCAAGCGACCTCCCTAAACTCTTTGTAGCCTACTGACGCCGAATGACCTTTTTCCGGTCACTCCCCCGTCTGGCGTGATTCTCGGCGTGATCTCCTCCGTCGCCCGTCCGGACGAAGGCCGCTACCCTGGTCGGGATGTCGTTCACGACTGCGAGGTGCGCCTTCGCGTACGTCTCGGTCTGATCTCTCGACGAGTGACCCAGGTTCGCCTGCACCGCTTCGGCGCGTCCCTCTCTTAGCCCGAGAGTGCCGTGCGTGTGCCGGAGGACGTGGGTCGCCGTCCATTTGAGCCCGGCGTCTTCGAACGCTCGGTTGTAGGCCACGCGAATCGCCTCGTAGGCGACGAGCGCACCTGCCCGGTTCCGGAAGACCATCGTCGACATCGGCGCGCTTCTGCGTGCCGATTTGAGCGTCTCAGCCACAATCGGCGGCATGGGTAGCACTCGCCTTGAGGACTCGGTCTTGGGCGCGTCGGCCGGCTCGCGGGCCTGCCAGTCCATCGTCCGGTCGACCTTGATCGTCCCCGCCTCGAAGTCGACCCGGTCCCAGCCGAGTGCTGCGACCTCGCCGATCCTCATACCCATCACGACCTGGACGAGGGCGAGCCGGTAGTAGACCGGATCCCTCTCGTCCTTGAGCCGCTCGAGCCAGCGGTTCAGGTCCTCGGGCGGGATGAACTTCTCCCGCGACCGGATCCGCTCCGGGTCGGCCGGCTTGAAGCGCGCTCGCTTCAAGTGCCGCTTCGTCACCGGGATCACGAACCGCTCGTCCTCATAGTCGACGTAGAACTGGAACACGACCGCGAGAGCCCGGAGCTCCTTCACGAACGAGTCGCGGTTCGGGTTCTCGGCCGCCGGATGCCTCAGGAGCCATCCGACGAACTCGTCGACCTCGGCCGACGTCACGTCCGCCATCTGGACCCTGGCGAGCGGCGCCTCCTCGAAGAACTTG